TGCCTGCAACCCTAATTGTTCCGCCTCTAATTTTGCAATTTCACCTGCAATCACACCAAACTGCGTTCGTTTTTCCTCCAACATTATTTTATCCTCAATATTTTTTAAAATATCCTTTTGGACTTTATCTAATTCTCGTAAAAATTTTGTTTCATCCTGTATGTTTGTTAATGTTGTGCCATACTTTTTATTTAAATCTGTAATTAATTTTTCACGTTCTCCATTTTCTTTGTTTGCACCTTTTATTGCAGTAACTAAAACATCCAATTGATCTGTTTCCTGTTGCAATTTTATTGCAGAATCGGTTGATGATTGTGCCAACCGTTCATTAATTTCCTCTAATTGTTCACCTGCGGTATTAACAACCGTGAATGCCTCGTATAATTTATACAGGGCCAATATTATTAAACCAAATGCATTTGCCATTAATGCTTTGCCCAGTGATGCAAATGCGGTTTTTAAACCTGTAACACCTGCACGTGCCACAAATAAACCTTTGGCCATTAAACCTGATTGTGTGCCTGCCATTGCCATTGTTGATCCCATCAAACGTGTTGCACCTGCGGATAAACCAACAACAATTTTATATTGTATCCATGCTTTGGATACCATAACAACAACATCCAATATTGTTGCCAAATTATCTGCCAAAAATTTAATACCATCCTTTAAAACGTTGCCAATTCCGCCTGCCTCATTTGCTTTTAAAATGTAACCATCCCATGCAGATGTAAGTAAATCCAAAGATCCGCCCAACGTATCCAATTGCATATCCGCCATGATCTGTGTTGCACCTGCGGATTCATACAATGCATTTGTTAATGTTTCAACATTATGTGTGTTTGATGCCAATACTGTACCAATGGTTGCACCCCTTTTACCGAACAATTCCAATGCCGTTGCATTTTTATTTGTACTGTCTTGAATCATGGTCATGGCCTGTTCAAAAGTCATTCCCTTTTTAGTTAATTCTAAAAACACATTACGCAATCCTGTTCCTGCGGTTGATGCATCAATTCCGTTATCAGTTAATGTACCCAATAATGCCGTTGTTTCCTCAATATTTAACCCTGCACTTTTGGCAACAGGTGCAACATTACCCATTGCCGTTGAAAATTTTTGCATATCCAATGATGAACTGGAAAATGATTTACTCATTACATCAGTAACACGTGCAGTTTGTTCCGTTGATAAACCAAACGCACGCACCGTTGCACCAACAACTGTTGCGGATTCTGCCAAATCTGTGCCTGTTGCACTTGCCAAATCCAATGTTGATTTTGTTACGTTTGATATTTCAGATTGTGAAAATCCAAGTTTTGCAAATTCTGTTTGTAGGTTTGCAACCTCTGTTGCGGTAAATCGTGTTGTTGATCCATACTGCATTGCATCATCCGTTAAACCTCTCATGCCCTCACGTGTAACACCCAAAACAGATGCCAAATTTGCACTGGCCTGATCAAATTGTTTAACTGTATCAAACACATTCCTGATGATCATTGCACCGCCCATTGCAAGGCCCAAAGATGCAAACGCACCTGATAATTTACCCAATGCACCTTTGTAATTTCCAACGTTTCTGAAATTATCACCAACGGTTTTATCCAATTTTTTCAATTGTTTATCACCTGATCGTGCGGATCTCGTTACTTTGTCAAACTGCATCTGCAATTTTCTGTACTCTTTTGTGTTCTTTTTTCCTGCCTGTTCTAATTTTAACAATTCTGCACCCAAACGTTTTGATTCATTTTTTTGATCACGTGTTGCCTTTACAAGTTTTTTATATGCATTTGTTTCCTGATCCAGTAACTTTTTTTGCCTCTGTGATTGTTTCAACAAACGTTCTTTTTCCTGTGATTCCATTTTGGATGTGCGAATTTTATCCTGTTGCAACCGTTCCAATTCACGTTCCGCCTGTACCTGTGCTTTTACGGCCTGTGCTTTTGCTTTATCAACCTGAACAGATTGTTTCATTGTGGCATCTGCCTGTGCCACCGCTTTGCTCATTTTATTGATACCTGCGGTTGATTTTTTTAATGATGAATTTAACGTTTTGGATATTGTTGTTGCGGTTTTTTTCAACCCAACATTCATTTTATCCAATTCAGTTAATGTTTTTTTTGCGGAATCTCTGATTTCTTTGTACAAATCTGATTCTGCAATATCACTCCTTTTTATTTGCCCACTTGCCATATTCTTGTATTATTGTATAATATTCAACAACTGTTGTTTCTTTTAAATTTACTTTATAACCTAACCATTTTGATAAATGTAAACATGTTGTTTCAATGCTTTTACCATCACCAAAATTTACATTTAAACGTTCAATTTTCGCATCAACAATTTCAATTTCTGTTAATTTAAAACGTTTATTTGTCTGAACGTATGCACATTGTATTTTTGCCCTTTGTTGCAACAATTTCATGTACCGTTCAAACTCTTTTGATAAACCAAACCGTACCAAATACTGATCATACAATTTATCATATTGTATTTGGTTGTTTGTATCATCATCAATCAGGTTAATATTCACATATTTTAACAATCCATCGCTACACTTTTGCCAGTTAAACATTGGCATTTCATCAATTGATTCCCAATATTTTACGTGCGTATTTAATGTATTGTTTCCTGATCTGTTCCGCATATATTTCCAAATTCTGTTCATCCAATCCTAAAATATTTGTGTTCCACCATAGTTGATCCTGCATAACTGATGCATCTGCATTTATTAAAATGCTATCTTTTAGCACAGTAATAAACATTGATTGATAAAACGCACCTGTATCCTTTAATGTGTATGGTGTACCTGCACGTTTTGTTGGATTTATCTGTTCCGTAAACGGTGAATACAGGCCAATCACTTCATCAAATTTATTCACACCACGTTCAAACAACTGATCCTGCCTGATAAGATTCAACACCAATTTTTTAATTTGTGGTGTGTTTGCCTCATACCATGCCAATGCATCATCCAATGTTAATGCCTTTTGCAATTGTTTTTCCATCAATGTGTTGCCAATCATGTTTCAAATTTACGAAATTTTAAGGATTTTTATATAACAAAAAAAAGGGATGTAAACAAATACATCCCTTTATTAATTTAAAAACCAATAGTTAAACAGATTTTTTCACTGTTTTTTTACTCACTTTTTTGGGATTGCACAACTGATATGCCTGTTTTACAGTATCAATATGTAAATAATGAAATTGTTTTATTGCATCCTTTTGTGTTAAATTTTTTAAAACTTCAACCCTAAATGTGGTTTTTCCAACCGTGATATATTCTGTTTTTGCCATGATTTTATGCAGTTATTGTATTAACAAATCCTTCAAATCCAGTTTTTGCAACTGATAATTTAAGGTTTACACCTGATGCCAATCCTGCACTTGCATAATCAACAACGTATGTGCCATCAGGCCCCTCTGTAACTGCATCAATTGCAATTACTGTGCCTGCACTTACATTTTCCAATTTCCAATCAGCAGATGCCGTTGCACCTTTGTAAAGTATTGGATTGTATGCCGTTCCGTAATCTAAATTTGCAGATACGGTAATTGCCGTTGTTGTTGCACTTGCAACAGTTAATTCAACATCCAATAAACCCTCTAAACTGTTGAAATCAATACCTGATTCCTCTGCCGTGATCATTTTCATTGTTGATTCATCAAACAATCTGAAAAAATCAAAACCTAACATGATTTTTTGAACTGTTGCATCTGTTGCAAACATAAATTTTGGATCCCATGAATCATTGTCAACTGGTATTGGGTACAAAAATCCATTGGATTCTGATCCAATCAAATCACCCTCAACATCAACAATGTAAATTCCAAACTGCACACAACGTGATGCCATCAATTTACCTAAAAATGTAGGTGTTGAATCATCCTGCCATAACTCACCTGCAAAGGATCTTACACCCTGTCGCAAATATGCCTTACGGCCACTGTTTGCCTCCTCAAATAATGAATCCGCTTTTGGTAATTCTACGTTTTCAAATTTAGGTAATGGAAACCAACGTTTTGATGCATCCGCATCATTAACGTAATCACTCCATGTTGGTATTGATGCACTTAAATCAATACCGTTTTTTGTACCATCATTTGCCGTTAAAGGCACTAAAATTAGGGAACTTGTTATTCCCTGAACAGGTACACAGGATGGTACCCCTGTGTTACTTAAACCTGCATTACAATCACATGATTTCATATGTTTATTTTTTAATTAATTATTATTTTATTTTAAATTCGCTTAACATTTACAATTTGCACGGTATTTACTCAACGTAATATTCAATGAAACACCTGATAAATTGGCATCCAATATGTTTTCAATTGCACCCTGATCCGTTTCAACACCAAAACGTGAAAATGTTTTGTATGTAAATTCATCAACAGTTTTGTACATTCTCAAACGTTCAACCGTTTTAATAAACTCATGCATCAAATTACCCATTGGTGTAACCACTTGTTTACGGTGATCTGCGGTGTAATATTGTGATGGATCCGTTTCATCTAAAAAAAACAGATTTGTTACAATATCACGTGCAATGGCGGATTATTTCCAGTAACCAAATCAACGGCAATTTTTCCTCTAAATTATTTGTTGCAATCGTCCATTCACGGTTTGTTGCCAACTTTGTACCTGTAATAAAAAACGGTTTTTGCAACGTGCAAATGCCATCTAAATTAATTGCAGGATTTGGTAAATGTGTTGCAATTATCCATTCATCAACCTGTACATCATCAATCACAAACACAACACCATTGGAATCAGTAATTGTTTTACCAACTCTGGCCCATTTTGTATGGCAAAAATATGTTTTGCCATCTGTTGCATTGTATTTACCATCAATTTTGCAATTGATTTCATCAATGATTTCCTGTATTTCAATGGTTGCATCAATCATATCCAGTACGTTGTTACTTTACTTTGCCCATTAAATGTTGGGTATTTACTTGAATTATTGCAAATATATTGTTGAATGGCATGATACGTAAACACTCCCTGATTATACCGTGTGTAAATCTGTTGTGATAGTGTTGAAATATTTTTGCTATTCTCACCAATAGGTGCAACATTTCCTGAAACCCAAACCTGATTTATTTGATCCTTTAAGTATTCAAAATAAATGAATCCTTTGATCATATCAACCATACCATCACTGATAATAACATTACAATTGTTCCCCTGATGCATAAATGCATTATAAATTGCCAAATACTTTTGATCCTGTGGCACAAAAGTTTGTGGATCTAAATCCGCAACAAACAAATTATACAAATCAACACCCAACAATTCCGCCAATAATCTGTTTGTGTACAGATCAATGTAACCGTTGATTTTTTGTTGTTCATAAATGCCTGTTGCCAATTCCCATTTACCCTTGCCAAAATCTGCGTATGTGATATTTAAAACGTTTGCCATTGTAATATTATGGTTTTTTAACTACATCATTTTTTAGGTGATGCAGTTTTTTTAATTGATTTTTTTGCTTTCACTTTTTTTGGTGCCACCTTTTTTTTAACAACAGGTGCAGTTTTTTCAGGTTGTGGCTCAATTGTTTGCACAATTTTCACTGATCCTGTATGCCCTGCACTGCGTTTTTTCTTTTTAGATTTGCACCCCTCACATTCGTTTTCATCATGATCATCACAATCACCAATGCAATCATCATTTGGTGCCATACTGGCAATCCCATTTGATAACAAATATTGTGCAGTGTTTCCGTTTGCATCAAAAATTTGATCCTTTTTTAACGTTCCCCAGTTTTTCAATATTTTTAATTTCATAATGATTATTTTAATCTGTTAAACAAATATTTATTTTGTGATTGCAGTTAATGCCGTAGCAATATCAGTACATTTCATAAATGCATCCTGATGAACTAATGGCACAAAAAATTGGATTCTCTGTAATGCTTTAACAGTAACAATTTCGTGTTCAAAATTATCATTGTTTTCATAACTAAATTCAACCGTTACTCCCTGTCTGTCTAATATTTGGCCCTTTCTTGAATCCATAACATACAGTGAATTTGGTGAAACCAATGGTGATGTGATCACACGCATTCCATTCAATACTGAATCACCTGATGCCACAAAGTTTGGTAAAAGGTAATCACCGTTTGCATTTTTTTGGTGCATGAATTTAACCCAATCATTGTAATTCATAATGATTGTATCTGCATCATATGCCATTTCCTGCCCAAACGTGTAAATCTGTGCTTTCATTGCACCTGTTAATTCTGCCAACGTTGCAGATGTAAATGCATTTGTAAATGGTGCCAATACGTTTGCAGGATCAAATGTTGATGCAATTGAATCAATTGAAACAATATCTGTTGTACCTGTTAAAACTGCACTGTCTGCCTTTAATCTGATTGATGATGATACAAGGTTTTCAATTTCTGATGTTACAAAACTGTAATCTTCCATCATATCAATACATACATCAACATAATCACGAACTTTTGCAATCTGCACTGTTTTGGTTTGCCATTCAACTGTTGTATCTGTGTTATTTGTTGCACAATTCACAACAACACCTGCATCCCTTGTTACACTTTTTTGCTCTCTGTACTTGATGTACTCTGTATCAACGTTTGTTTTTCTGAACAAATCTGTGATTCTCGTTTCTGATCTGTATGGCACATCAAATGTTTCATTGATTAACTGGCCATAAACATCACCACGCAATCCGCCTAAATTAATAGGATCAATTTGTTTTAATGACAAAGAAACAACACCTGATTTTTGTTTGATCAGATTTTTTAATGAATCTGCTTTTTCAACAATCATATCTTTGATTGATTTTTTTGCAACAGGTGCATTTGTTTTGTTGTTTTCTTTTAATGCATCAATTGTACTTTCAAGATCTGCAAATTTTTTCTGTAATTCATCTGATTTGTTTGCAGATTTCAATGCATCCAATTCATTTGATAATTCAGATTTTAATGTTTCAACATCATTTGATGATGCAAAACCGTTTGTTTTTTCAGCAATTTTTGCCTCAAATTTTTCAATCACCTGTTCAGGTGTTAATGGTGTATTTTCCATTTTTTTTAGTTTTTAATATTAATAAATTATTTTTAATTAAGATCATTTAATTTGTTTTCACTCCAAACACGCATTGCCTCACCGCCCCATAATAAATATGAAATTGTGCCACATGCTTTTGTATCATTAGCATCATAATATGTTTTTGCTCTACTTAAATAAGCATAAACACGTTTTAATACATCCAATGAAAAACCACGTTTTGCCACAATATCTGTGGCCCTCTGTTTTCCAACACTGGTTGCACATTTGTTACCAACAACACCATTTAATTCAATACCTTTTTTTGCGTTATTAACCGCCTGTTGTGGGTAATCATTAAATGTTTCTTTGGTGTGAAAATAATCATCAAATCCACTCCAATTAAATGTTTGAATAATCGGTGCAGTTTTAACGGCCAATTGTTCTTTGTTGAACGGATCGGTGTTTGCAACATCAATTAAACGTGCATTTAAATATTTTAATTTCATTTCCAAATCATATAAACGTTCATCTGTTCCCTTACCACTGGTAATGGCTTTCACAATGATATTCATTTGATCAGTTAATGATTTTTGTATTGTTTGTTTTTCCTGTATTGTTTTAAATACATCAATTGTGTTTGCATATTGGTTTGCACCAAATGTTACTGCGGATCCTTCCCACAATTTTAATTCTTTTATTTCAAAATACCCTGTTGATGGATCAGGATCATCCGCATCCTTTGTTTCAACCTCAATAAAGTTTGTTTTGTCTGCTATGTACTGGAATCCAATACTGTGTTCCGTAATAATTCCATCCTGATAATCACGCAATGCATCATCACCTTTTGATGATGTACCCAGTTTACCAACCGCAAACAAACCTGTTTCATCCTCTTGTAATGATGTAAATTTTCCAATTTGGTGTTCCCAATCGTGATGCCTTAAAAATGCAATCTGCCTGTTGGATCCTGAATTTACACCCCTATCATTCAACGATTTTTTAAATGCACCTTTGCGTATTAAATCATTATCAGAATCAATTTTATCAAATACAGATAAATAAATTGCAACCTCACGTGCAGATAAATCAATATCTTTAATCTGTGTTGTTGCCTGTTTTATGTTGTACGTTGAAAATGGTTTTTCCATAATTATGCAAATTTATATTGTAAAATTAGTTAAATTTGTTCAAATATATTAAAAAAAAACATCATGGCAAACGATTTTTGGACTTCAATATTTGGATGGTCTAACCAAAACAGTGATAAATTCATGCAATACATGAACAATTCAAAACAAAGTTATTATGGTGTAAAGGATGCGGTTTGGGTAGATACAAATAAACCATTTGAATTATATTTGCAGGTGCCTGAATTACGCACAGTGATTGATAAACGTGCATCAATGATGGCATCAGGGATACCAATATTGAAAAATTCTGATGGTGAAATTGTAAATGATCATCAATGGGTGCAGGATTTAATTGCAAAACCAAACCCAACACAATCATGGTCTGATGTTATTTATTCACTTTCGGTTAATGATGGTTTGTTTGCAAATGCATTTGCATATTGCCCAAAACGTTCATTTGATATACGTAATTTAATTGTGCCATTGCCATCATCAAAAGTTAAATTAAAACTTTCAGGCCGTTATTTGGATCAGATGGAAACAGGCGGAATGATTGAAAATTATCAGTTTTATTATGATGGTAAAAAGTTTGAAACAATTGAAATTGATGATATGGTTTACATCAATACACCTGATGGTATTCATTTGGTGAATCCACGCAACAGGATCGAAACCCTGCGGTATCCATTATCAAACATCATTGCCCAGTATAAAAAACGTAATGTTTTACTTGAAAATTTATCTGCCATTGGTATTTTATCATCAAATCAATCTGATTTAGGCGGATCATTACCAATGGATCCTGCGGAAAAACGGCAAATACAAAAGGATTGGATAAAACGTAATTCAGATCAGATTGTTATTACTGAATCAAATGTTGATTGGACTCCAATGAGTTATCCAACAAAACAACTGATGTTGTTTGAGGAATTAGATGCAGATAAAATGGCCATCATTGATGCGTATGGTTTATCACAATACCTGTTTGCATCATCAAAAGGTGCAACGTTTACAAACGTTTTTGAGGGTATGCGTATGACCTATCAGGATACAATTATACCTGAAACGGATCAATTGTATGCAACACTTTCACATCAATTGGGCCTCACAGATCAGGGATTGAAACTGTGTGCAGATTTTTCACATGTTGCCGTACTTCAAAAGGATCAGGTTATGCAATCTGATGCAATGGATAAACGTGCAAATGCAGTGTTGAAAATAATTGAATCAGGTGTTGAATTATCTGATGATGAAAAACGTACATTATTGGGCATCAACAATATTGGATATTAAAATTTACCCCAACCTGAATGTATCATTGCTTTAATTCGTTCCTGCTCAATGTATATCATGTACAAATGAAAACGTTTAAATGCCTGAATAACTTTATTTATTTGTTTTCCTTTCATTTACTTTCCTTTCATTTCCTTTGTTGAATCATGTTAAAATATGTTTATCACATGTTAAACACATGTTAAACACATGTTATTTATTTAAATCAATCAGGTTGTTTGATCATCAATGTATCCTGTTTTTTTAAATCATGATTGGATTT